CCTATATATCATTTAATAAATATATCAAAATTGATTAAACCATATCATTTAGTATGTTTTTCTCATCTAACATACTAACTTCATTAATTTCACTTTCCGTTGAAAGAGATTCAATTAACATTTTTTTACTTTTCATTTTCGATTGTTGTAAACTTGCTTTCAATTGCATTCCCTCAACTGATAAAGGTGATTTTCTAAATTTGTGATATGTTGATTCGGGTGATATATTTTTTTCATATCCTAGCGGATTTCTACCAAAGTTACTTTCATCTGTCCCAGTAGCACTTCCTTTTTGTGGAGCTCCTGCGCCAGGAAATCCACTTTCAGGTGAACCACCATCCGGTCCTACTTCACTATTAGGTGGGGCAGGGGGTTGTTGCCCACCGCCTTCTGCGGGGGGTTGTTGCCCACCGCCTTCTGCGGCGGGTTGTTGAGACATAGCAGCCATATCATGTGGTGTTCCAAATGATTCGCCTGTTTTAAGTGGGTCATTACCTTCATTTTCAATTTGATTCTGCCTAAACCCTAACTTCAAATCATCAATAACCCTTTGCTGTTCAACTTTCCATTCATCATCGGACATATTGAATATATTTTTATATACCCATTCCTGTGATAATAATTTTGTTGCTTTAATATCGGTTGCTAATCTAACATTTTCAACCCATAAGGCAACTTTTTCTTGCTGATAAACAATGGATGGTGGGGTTAGTTCTAACCAAAAGTTTGATAAATCTTCATTTTCATATCCTTGTGCGTAAAGGTGAATAATTGCTATTTTGGTTAATTCCGAAAGAACAATTTTTTGAACCCTCTCAATACTTCGTGCAAAACGAATATCTTGTTGTGCTAATGTTGCTTTACCCTCTACACCCTCTTCATATCCAATAAACGCTTTTGGAACTTTAAGAGCGGCCTGCATTCGGTTTTTTAGGTAGTTAATATCTTCAATACCCGTAAATTCCATACCATTTAAAGTATCAATCTGAGTTCCAGACTGCCCACCTCTGACGGGTAAATAATAATCTTCCAACATATTTTGAATGTTGAATTTAAGATTATAATCCCCAGTGTTTTGGTCCACATATGGAATTTTTTTCATTTGGTCAATAATGTTTCTAATGTGTTGGTCAACCTCATTTGGTGGTATATTACCAACATCAATTTTAAATACCCTCTTTTCAGGTGCTCTCATAATACGATGAATTAACATCGCATCTTCCATAAGGGTCAATTGCTTCCAAGTCTTTCTTGCAGGTTCTAAAAGTGAACGGCCGTAAGGTAAAAAGTTTGTATCTGAAAATAATCTAAAGTGTGCTATTCTATAGAATGGAATATAATTTTGTAAATCATTTTGAGATTTTTGATAATTAAATCCTGTTGTACCTCCACCAAAAGATGTCATTTTAAAACGAACTTCATATGGATTATCAGGATTAAAACCTTCTTCCCTTTCAATCTCGTACGCAGATATTGGTGATGCGTTTACAATACCAATACCCTCTTCTATATCCAAATCTAAATAATAATCACCATATTTATTCATCCCCCTAATCCATGCCCATAAATTGAACTCAATGTTTAGGACATCATAAAAAAGGTTGTGTAGTATTTTTTTTATATTTTCATCATCAGAATTAATTCGTAAAACATCACCCATATCGTTTTTAAGAGTACATTCATCCGAATAAATATCTAACACCGAAGCGATAATTGAATCTTTATCCATTGCTTCATAATCCGTATATAACTCTAATTTGTTGGATGAATAGTTGTATTGATTGTTGTATGTCTCCCAATTTTGACGGGTGCTGTGCAATCTACCAAATCTATCGTAGTAAGATGTTCCTTTTATATTACCCTGTGATTGTAATCTTTGACTATCAATTGCACGAGTTTTACCTTTACCAATTCTCCTTATTACAACTTGCGTTGAAAATAATCTTTGCAATCTACCGAATAGTGATTTATCTGCCATAAATATAAATATAAATTTTTTATAATAACCAACTCAAGTCAACATCGTTACCACGAATATCTTTCATTGAGTATGGGTTTTGTGTTTGATTTCTGCTTGAAAATACTCCTGGTTGGTTTGAAGATACTTTGGTGATATGACTTAATGCAGATCTGGTTAAATCCATTCCTTGCTGTCTTAATTTAAGAGCAGTATCTCTTACCCAAAGACCTGTGGAAAATGATATAACTAAATCATCGTTGTAACCCCTCTGTGCTTCTGCCTTTGAACCATTCCAAATAAACACAAACAATTCATCCAATAACCTTTTAGAGCGAATTATAGGTGATTTCTCTCTCATATAAGTATCTAATTTTGATACAATCAATGGACGGGTTTTTTGTGTTATTGAAAACCCTGGAACCATATCCTCTTTTTGTTTTAAATCCCAACCACGCCTTAAATGAATATCCTCATCAATATAACCCAGTTCTCTATATGAATAATAAAGGTTTTGATAATTACGGTCAATTGCCTCTTGGATAACTGCCCACCCAATATTTGCGTTTTCAATCACCAACAAAGCATTGTTCCATTCCGTTGCAACTGATGTTAGAAAAGCCCCATATTGCTTTGTTTCTATCTTACCCCTATACTCTGCCACCTGTTCAATTCGTTCAACATCAATGACATGAAAAGCAGAATAATCTGCTCCATCACCCCTAGCAACATCAGCTACAACAATATAATTCTTTTCATAGTTTGGGTAATCCCATATCCAATAATTCGCATCAAACCCACGCTTTTCAACCGGGTCGGTAATATAAGTTTCATTATACCACTCCAATACGCTACCATCTACAACAGTATAACCCGATGATATAAAATCAGTATCACATTCTTGTGCAGCACCCTTTTCACCCAATAATCGGGTTTGTTCATCTCTCCATCGTTGATTTCTTTCGGGATGAACTGTCCAATGTAATCTTGTAGGATGCCATTTATCACCCTGCTCACCTTGCAACCAAACTTTGTGGAAAAAATTACCTACACCATTTGGAGTTGAAAGAATAATAGCCCCACCACCAGTTGATAATGTTGATTGCGCTGATAACCATATCTCTTCAATACCTTTAATAAATGCAGCCTCATCAATAATCAATAATGAAAGTGCTTCAGAACGACCTGCCGTTTCGGTTGCGGATACTGCTTTAATTTGCGAACCATTTTTTAATCTTAATGATAATTTGTTATCTTCTGCAGCAGGAACTTTTAACCAACTTGGTAGGTTATCATACATAAACCTAACTTTTGTAACAAGATTTTTTGCTACATCCTGTGTGGTAGCGATTACAAGTATGTTCTTATCGTTATGAAATAACATTAACCAAGTTGCATATCCAGCACTAATAGTGGATATACCTAACTGACGTGATTTAAGGATAACATTAAAACGATGTTCTTTAAAATTATCAATTAATCCCTCTTGAAAATCGTATAGGTTAAATAATATCTTACCCCTATGTGGGTGTTGTATGTAACAAAATTTTTTAAAAAAGTATACGGGGTCTTTTGCACACTTTACATACTCATCGGATATTAATTCCTTTAAAGTTTTACCAGCCATTGGTTTATTTACTTATTTGCCAATAAATCTTTCCCGTAAAGTTTGGAGTTAATTCGTTATCTATACCAACACCAAATGCAAATGATTTTCTTTTTTTGGTTCTAATTAATAATTCACCATTGGCAATCATATAGTTTCTACTACCTGTAAAACCACCCCCTAAATAAATTTCTCTTTTATTTATTAAAATACTATGGGTAACAGTTTTTGTTGGTATGACAACATTTGTGATTGATTGTCGGGACTGAATTTGATTTTGTGAAATTGTATCTTTTAATACCACATACCCAAAGGTATCTACCGCAACAGTATCTTCGTAATAATACTTTGAATAGTAATCTGCCAAAAGTGCCATTGTATCAATAGGTTGAGGTTGGTTTACTATAAAGCTATCAATATCAATTACAACCCTATCTTTCCATTGTGGTACATAAACTTTTGATTCATTAGTGATAGTATCGTATTTATATTCCACCGTTGTAACGGTGTCTATAGTAGGTTCATTGTTAAAAATTCTCTTAACAAACCCCATAGGTAATTTATCCCTAAGTAAAAATAGGGCAATTAATACAACTACTACTAATCCAAAAATTTTAGATATTTTCATTATTCTTTTTTTGCTTTTTATGCTTTGCTC